GCTCTTTGTAATTCGTCTTCATATAATAGTTTCATCTGTTGAGTTAATTCTGGTTTAAATTTTTGTGATAAATAATAAGCTAAACCTGATGCCATACATGGAACGAATCTATATGGAACATCTGTTGCATTAGTATAATTACCAACATCTTGAATTCTTTTTACATAATAATAATTAATAAAATTACCAGCTTCTGATGAACCTGGTGTTAGATATAAAGTGATTGTAACTTTATCTATGAATCTTTGTACAAAATATTGTGATGGTGTTCCTTCAGAAGTTTTATTTGAAAGACCTTGATATGTAGATCTATTTATTTTTGTAAGAGGAGAATCAACACTTGAAGAGTTTCGGTAAACAGCTTCTAATACATCGTCAACACCATATACAGCTGTAGTGCTAGAAGTACCATCACCTGTTGATCTAAACATTGTGTATTCTGCTTGACCATCAACTAATGTAATTGAATTGTTAGCTACTTCCCAATAATGAAGTCCTCTATTACCCCACTCTTGAAACATAATATTAAGAGATCTTCTTGCTTGGCGTAACTGATTACCAGAAACACTTTGCAAACCAATTCTTTCATAGGCTTCTTCTATGATCTCATCAATTGCAAATGTCTTGTCGAACGTTGTCGTTCCTGAAGTAGTATTAGCCATTTAGTCTCCTTACTTGTCCAATATAATTGTTGCAGTAGCGTTTGAAATTGCTGATATAGTCATACCGCCCTCAAACAAAATACCATCTTCTGCTAAATTATATGAAAAAACATCACCAGCTGGAACATCTACTTGAAACTGTGTAACAGAATTACCGTCTTGTAAAGTTACTGAACCTGCTGATCCAGTTGAAGCAAGAATAATTCCTCTTAATCTTGTTCTACCTCCGAAGACTGATGTTGCATCTGTTTTTCTAATTGCTTTTACGTCTGATTTCATTATCCTGTGTATCCTATTGTTACAGAAGTTGTATTAGTTAAATCTAAATACACTCCATTTTTAAATCTTATGCCAGAACCAGGAACAAAAATATCACAACCCTCTGTTCCAAAACTTGTTTGAAGTTCTAAAGAACCTGTACCATCTGATCCATCATGTAGTTTAACTGTAGAACTAGCTACTCCAGCAGCTTGAATATAA